AGGAAGAGTATTGGCAGTTTATATATTTAGCTGAATCTGTTAACGGTAAGAGAAGAAAAGAATATGATCTGATACCTAACATTGTTAATATGCCAGCAGTGCCTATAGCTCCTTTAGCTCTGTTTGGTGTAAAAATTGGTTTTTATGGTGTTGTTGCTATAGGTGTTGCTTTGTCTTATATCTCCAATGCTTTAAGACCAAAGCCAAAAGCAGCTAAAACTCCACCTAGTTTACAGACAGAAGGAGCACAATCTGTTAAAAGATTTGCACCACAATCAGGCTTTAATTCTTTACAGGAACTAGCTGTTATTGGCGAAACAATACCTCTTATTTTTACTAAAAGAGATAATGATAATAATATTGGGGGTATTCGTGTTAACAGTAAGCTTGTATGGTCACAGTTAAGGAGCCTTGGAACTTTACAACAACTTAAAGCAATTTTTGTTTTATCAAGTAAAGGGATAGATACATCACCCGACTTTGAAGGATATGCTATAGGAGATTTACTTTTAAAAAATTATACAGGTGCAAAACTAGCTTTATATTATAAAAGTCAAAGCGGTATTAATAGAATACAAGAGATTAACAGGTATGAAAACAGTGAACTTGCAAGAGAAATAAGTAGAGATGGTTCAACTACTGAAGATGTTTTTAGTGTCGATGTAGATGCTTATGGTGATAGAAAACAAGCAGGTTTTAATAACAAAATTTTTTGTGGGGTCAGAACTCCTACAACACAGTCAAGATTTGGCAATTTTTCACCGATGCCAAATATGATGAGATTTCAATTACCTTATGAACTGATTTTAAAAGCCGATAGTGCTTCTAATAAAACTGATATAGATAAAAAAAGAAAAAAGATTGCTAAATATTACCCTAGATATGCAGGTTTTTTAAAACATCAAGATCAAGAAAAAACTGGTCGTATTTCTTTATCGAAAGGAGATATTGTTAGATATACGATTTCTGATTTAAACCCTATTACAAATATTCAGGGAGACTTTGAACCTTGGGGATTGCAAGATGTAAAAACAGCAGTTGATTCTGATAGAGAACGTATTGATGACAATATTTCTATTGGTGAATCATATATGATTGGTTCTGCTTTGGCTGTTTGTATAAATATATCTACAACTGAATTATGGCAAGATGGAACTTATAAAGATTTTGATTTTAAAATAACAGAAATAGGTCCAGATAGTGTTAGTGAATTAGAGATGAGAGGTTCAACTGAGGGTTTTGAATCTGCACATTCTCCTTGGGAATTAGATGTATTACAAAGAGTAGCTATTGCTTCTATTTCTAACAACAGAGAATGTGATATTACAGAAATAGGTTTGAAATCTAAAGTTTTTAAACAGATAACTGGTTTTCCTAATGTAAATAGTCATCCTGGAGGTTTTAGTTATAGCAATCCCTCTGGAACTTTAAAAACTTATCAAGATGACAATGGTAATATTGGTCTTGGCCCGTTAAATAAATACGTTTCTAGATATAGTTTTTTTAGATTACAGGCAAGAAAAGCTGGCACAACGAATGATTTTGAAACCATAGACGATGAAAAACCTTTTGCTATAAAAGGAAGAACACCTCAATTTCAATACAATTTTATAAGAATTAATCATCCTTTAGATCAATATGAATTTAGACTTGTTCCTTATCCTGGTAATTTAATAAAAAGAAATTTTATTGATGGTAATAATAAAGAAATTCGTATATTAAGATCTACTGCGTCTTTAAAACAATTTAGTGTCAAACCATCTTTTGTTTCACAAAATTTACAAATATCTTATGCAGGATTTGAAGTTCCTTTAACAGCAGGTGATGTCTCTAATAATGAATGGTTTATTGGAAATATTCCAGATATAGAAGAAAGTACAAATATAACATCTTTAACTGATACAAGTTTTGGAAATATTAGATTAGATGATGGAGAATCTACTACTGAAGAAACACTTTATAACAGTAGCTATCAAGAAGCATCTTATGTTAGCCATTCTTCTTTTTATAATTCTTACTCTTTTATGTTTAAAGGTGAGTATATTGGTTTTATAGGGGATGTTGATAATATTAAACAAGCTATTATTTATGCACCAGGAGGCGTTCAATATGTTGTAGGTGATTTTGTAAGAAGATATTTTTATGAAGAGGAAGGAGCACCTGTTGATATTCCAGCCTTTGAAATTGAAGAATACCAAATAACAAAAAGAACAACTTTATCAAATGAAGTCACAGTTGTTCATACGACTGATGTAAATCTTGAAAATGAGAATAGTAATGGTAGTGGAGCTAAAGTAAGAATAGAATTATTATCTTCTGATGGTGCTATTTGGAGAATAATTGATCCTGGTTCTGGGTACAAATCTGGTGATAGAGTTAAGATTCCAGCAGTCTCAGGAGGTAATCCTAATATAAGTTTTCCTGGTTTAGTTACAACAGTTTCAGTCTCAGATCAAAGGTTTGTTACAGATCCTTGGCCTGATCCAGCAACTTTTACTGGTGTAGAAGAAGATGGTAATCCTGTTGGAAATGCTGATAGAAACAAAAATATATTACCCTATGGTGCTGTCGCTGATTTTATTAGTTTTGAAGCAGAAGTTCCAAGTCATATGGAAGAACCAGAGCATGAAATAGTTTATGTAAATGAACAGGTTGAAGGTTCTGGAAATTTTATGAATTATAGAGATCTTGCAGTTTCAGGTATAAGAATAAATAGTAGTAAAGAGTTTTCAAGTTTTAGTCAATTATCAGCTTATTTTAAAGAAGGATTAAGTATTAAGAATCTTATTGATAAAACGATTGGACCTTCTAATTTGTTTCCTGATATTGTTTTTGCATTGTTAACTGATCCTTTAATTGGTGCTGGAGATTTGATTGGTGTCAGATCTGTTGATGAAGAAAGAATGAAAATAGCTTCAGAGTTTT